TGTTCTTGTTGTATTAAAGGGGGCAGGTTTACACTTGCCCCTTTTTCAAATAAAGTCAATGATCTATCTTCAAACAAATACACCAGACCAACAAGTGTTCTTATCACTTGACGAAGCACGGCAATATTTTGCTACAGCCTTCACGAACTATCTTTTAATCTTAACGCACGAAGAGAATAGCACCACGGGCAATGACCTTGCACAGGTTGCTACCATCGTTAATGAAAACGTGCGCATAACGGAACTTGAAATTACCACAGTTGGTCTTACATTAGCAGGCAGATACAGGTATGAAGTATACGGACAAAATTCTGCAAGCAATACTGACCCGACAAGTGGTCTTGTTATTGGTTTGTGCCAGCGTGGCTATGCTGTATTGAATCAGAATACAACGTGGTTTGATGTGCCTGTAGTAACCATACCAAATGACATCATCTATGAACCATAACGAATCGAATATAGTATCATTGAAGCTTAGCGAATACGTTGCTAAGTCGGATGCGGAAAAAGTAGACCGCAAAGGATGGGTAAACTACGGTGACCAAAACGACTTTCCACAATACCTGCGTGACCTTGCGCATGAATCACCCGTGCATGGTAGCTTAGTTGTTGCCATTGGTGACATGATAGCCGGGAAGGGTATTCAGTCGGAGCAATACCAAGCAGAACTTGACGCACTTAAAATCGATAGCCTAACCTATGCATGTGCGCATGACTTGAAGTTGTTTGGTGGTTTCTACATTGAAGTGATTTGGAGCAACGACCGCACGGTGATATCAAAGCTAAACGCGATACCATTTGAAGAATGCCGCATTGCGGTGAATCAGGATGACGATAGCGAAATTGGAATCTTCCATAGCTACGATTGGAGCAACACACGAAAGAAACGCAACACGCCTGAGTTCATTCCCAAGTATAACTACTTGACACGCGAAGCAGAGCCACGACAAATATATTGGTGCTTCACCTACACAGGTTCGGATGTGTACCCACGCCCCGACTACTGGAGTGCTATCAACTACATCGAGTTAGATAAGCAGATTTCAATCTTCCATATCAACCAAATAAGCAACGGTCTTTTCCCATCGACCATTATTAACTTCTACAACGGGCAGGCAACGCCAGAGCAGAAGCAGCAGATGATGATGGATTGGGAGAATAAGATGTCGGGCGCACGCAATGCAGGTAAGGTTGTGATGTTCTTCAATGAGCGCGATCAACCAAAGACTGAAATTACACCATTCCCCGTTAATGATGCGGACAAGCAGTATCAATTGATGAATGATACGGCAACGCAGAAGATTATTACTGCGCATCGTGTTACTACGCCCCTTCTTTTTGGTATTCGTGAAAACACAGGATTTGGTAGCAATAAAGATGAGATGGCAACGGGCTTGGAGATATTCAACAACCAGGTGATTGAGCCGTATCAAACTAAGATTAATTATAGCTTGGAAGAGTTGTTGAGCAATCAAATGCCGGGTGTGACCTTTGAGATTATACCAAACACACCACTTGCAGTTGAGCAGGCAGAAGCTATCGTAGATGCAACAGGTGGCACAACAGCAGATGTCGCTGCAACGGCCTTGAATGGTGCGCAGATTACTTCGCTTGTTGACATCGTAATGCAAAGTGCTGCGGGTGCTGTACCTGTGACAAGTGCAAAGGCAATCGTGCAGGCTGCATTCCCAACGCTACCAGCTGCAACTATTGATGCAATCTTTGCAGATGTAATGCCGGGCAGCTTGCAACCGCAGGAAGTCATCATGAATGACGAAAAAAAAAAAGATGATAGCACAGTAGGCGATGCGCTTATCGCATTAGGCGAAGACTGGAAAGAAGAGTGGTTGCTCATTGATGCCTACAACGCAGATGAAGAAATCGAACACGAATTTGCAGTGCGCACAGGAGCGGCACGACCTGCGGCAAAGAGCGAACAGGATGCAATCATCGATGGCAAATACTTTATTACACGTTATGTGTACGCAGGTAGCTTTACCCATGATAATATGCGCCCATTCTGCAAAAAGATGATTGAGGCAGGCAAGCTTTACCGCAAAGAAGACATCGTATCGATGGAGAATGTAGCCGTTAATCCCGGATGGGGACCAGAGGGTGCAAACACATACGATATTTGGTTTTACAAAGGCGGTGGAAACTGCCGACACTTTTGGGAGAAGCGTGTGTATGTAGATGCGAAAGGCGCGAAGATTAACCCTAACGACCCTGATGCAAAGAGAATAGCTGTTGCACTTGCTGAACGCATGGGGTATAAGGTGCGTAACAATGCACTCGTTGCAAAGCTTCCTGAAGACATGCCCCATCGTGGCTTTCTTCCAACAAATCCTATTTACGGCAATCAATAATTACAACTATGGCAGAGGTACTACTAATATCAGAGAACTATATTAAGAAATATAGCACGGTGAACGGAAGCGTTGACCCTAACCTGTTATATCCATCCATCTACTTAGCGCAGGACAAGTGGCTGCTTCCCTTTTTGGGAACTAATCTGCTGAACAAGATTAAGGACGATGTAGCCAACAACACAATCGCAGGCAACTATCAAGTATTACTTGAGGGTTACATTCAAAAGATGCTTTTGTGGTGGGTTATGGTGGACGTTACACCTAACCTTTGCTATCGCATGGACAACGGCACGCTCGTTCAACGCCAAAGTGAAGACACTATACCTGTTTCAGATGTGGTGATGAAGGATATGATAGATCGCGCAAGGCAGAATGCTGAACACTACACGACATTGCTTGTCGATTACCTGTGCGCTAACTCAAGTTTATTTCCTGAATACTCAACAAGCACTTGGCCTGAGCGTTCACCACGCACGGATGTGACCAACACGCTAAACTACCAGTTCAGCACCGGCAACACATCAACTTCATTTCGTCCTACCTACTCGCGTAACATCATTAATCGTATACCATGAGTGATAAGAAGACCTTGAAACAAGATTACACCGAACGCCTGCGCAAGTATGAGCGCGAGCTGCAACTAAAACTACGAGCGAATGGCAAACAAGAAGCAACAACCACAGGTAAAAAGTAACACGTTAAAGTCACTGCGCTACAAGTTGCAGTTGATGGATGGTTTGTGGTCAATACCACTTGCCTTCTTAGTGTTTGCACTATCAGGCACGATGTCCGTTGCCTACTTTAACGATGCAATCATTAGCACCGAATACATCCAGTATATCGTGCTTGCTGCACTCGTCATGGTCTTTGCAAACTTCGTGGTTTTTTTGGGCATTAGATTCAATTTTCGGGCATTGCAACGCGAGATATACAACAAGGAAGTCAAGTATGAAATAAACACCTATCTAACGACATGGCAAAAGGTTGTGTTATACCTGCTCTTATATGCATTCTACTTTGCTGCCTACCTGTATATTTTACACATGCTGATGACGGTTACTGCGTAAGGGCAACCGCTTCATCATTCGTAGGCGTAAGGGAAAAGGGCGGCAACAACATGGGCTTTAATGATAAGGCTCTTCTTGTGCTTATGAAGCAACAAGGTTGGAAGCCCGGCTATGCATGGTGCAGTTTCTTTGTTATGGCTATGCTTGACGAGTGCGGCATACCTCACAAGATAAACGGATGGGCACCGACCGCATACAATCGCTATGATGTCATTTTCACGGATGGTAAATTCGTACAATCATTTAATGAATCCGATGTGCTTGTAATGACCTTGAGTTATAAAGATAATGGTAAAAGGTACAAGAACATCGGTCACACTGGCATCGTGGATAAGGTGACTAAGTATTCAGTGCGCACCATTGAAGGCAACACCAATGACCAAGGCATGCGCGATAGTCGCACCGGTGATGGAGTGTACTACAAGATTCGTCCACTATCTAAACACTTACACATTACACGATGGAAGAAAACAAGCTAAGAAGCACGGTACTAATCGCAGCGGTTGCAGCGGTTGTGTTAATTATGATTATTGTTGGTGTTAAATCCTGCAAAGAAAAGGAAGACCCTGCTATTGAACGGCTGCAAAGCATTAACGATTCACTTTATCAAATCATTGAAACCAACAACAGCAAAACTGATAGTCTTTTTTTGAAGATAGACAGTCTTCAAATCCATCAAG